GATAAGCATCAATAATCTGTCGTTCACCATCACGAATTTAGGTGAGCAAACGACGGTCGAGACGCTTTGGTTTAAGACGCGAGCAAAAACTAAGTCGGTTCACAATCGGATTCGCACGTTAGAGAAGTTCAGGCAATACGACAACATGATGGACTTTATCGTTAACTACACGCCGAATATACGGACCGTATCGGATAATCAAGAGGATTACTCGATTACGTTTAGAGGCAATAGTTGGCGAATCGCAGAGGTTTTTGAGCACGATGACAGACAGTGGGTCTCGCTGATGTGTTATCGAAACGAACCTAGCGTGGCGGTCTGATATGGGGCAAAATAGCGCGGTTGTTTATGCTCAGGCGATACAAGCGCAACTAGTCACAGTTTGCACACCGACTCCAGTTTATGCAGTGTTTAACCGTAACTTTGCAAGCGAACCGACTTTTGTAACGTGGCAGCTCAGAGATGTTCATCAGCCGGTGTATACGGGGCCACAGTCGGTTAAGGGTATAGATCGACCGGTGTTTCAGGCTACAGTGTTCGCGCAACTTATGGCGAATTGTTTTAGTAAGGCGCAGCAGATTGTGGATGCCTTACACGGTTATCAAGGTACTTTCGGTGGTCTCTTTTTTGTGTCAAAGGTCGATGTAGATTGGCTCTTTCACACCTACGACAATGACAGTAAATTAAATCAAATCGTTCTTGATTGCACTTTAGACATTCCTGCGTGAGGTGAAAAATGGCTCTTCCCAATAAAGTTTTACCCGGCTTTTCAGCCTCCTTATACTGCCAGCCGGGGGCTACTCCAACCGTTTTAACAACGGCCAATCTTAGCGTTTACGCTTCGACTTCCGCGATTGCTGTCTCTGGCAATCTTGTTCCGGTCGAGGCAATTCCAGCATTTGGTCAAGACGATGCGGTTGCCAACTTTGCAGTTGCTGGCTCGCGTCAATCTGACAAGATTCCGGTTCAGTCTGCGCCCACCAGCATGACGGTTGTAGCCGCATGGAATCCTGCCGACACAAACCTTCTTTTGCTTCGTGCGGATGCTTACAACGGCACAATTGACCGTACGTTCGTGATCTCAGCGACGGATGGCACTAACATTGTGAATTACGCCTTTAATGGTCGCGTATCGCAGTGGACGATTGATCCAGCTCCCGGCGCTGAAGCTCAAGTCACGTTCACCATTCATCCGAGGGGCAATCAATATGGCTGGTCAAACAACACTTGATGAATTAGTAGCGCTGATGGTGGAATTTAGGGGTGACCTTCATGCAATGGCAAAAGGGCATCCCTTTACCCTTCAAGAGGTGGATGCCGCCTTACAGGAAGCCGAAGCCGCTGAAGCTGTCTGTCTCAATGTGATGAGGCTTTATGCAGCGAGCGAGTGACGATTTACTGAGCTATTTAATCGCGCAGGCCCAAACCGGTGCTAAGAACTGGTTTGGGTATCCACAACAACGGCTCATCAATATTTCACTGTGCCATCAGATTGCAGCTAATCACGCTGACTGCATGTCACCAGATGAAATTGTTGATTACGTCCTGAAATTAAACGATCAGATTTTTAAGCGCATCGTTACCAATGGGCAAACTTGAAGCTAAGGGATTCAAAGAGTTTGAAGATTCCTTATTAGAGTTAGCCGAGGAATTTGGCACGACCAAAGCTCGACGCTCTTTACTTCCCGGTCTCAAATCCGCGATGGAGCCCGTTAAGGCTGCGATCAAGGGACGGGTTCCCGTCGATACTGGCAAGCTCCAGTTAAAAGTCAGAAACGGCGCAAAGGTTGCAACCCGAAAAGACAAAGGCAAAAAGTATCTAAGCCGCGATACCGTGGCTTTTGGTTTTGTCGATGTCGGTGTTGGTTACCGAGATGCGAAGGGCGAATATCGACCCGCTGCCGAAGCCATAGAATTCGGCACTGCCGAGCAACCCGCAAGACCGTTTATCCGTAACTCTTTTCAATCAATGGCATCATCTGCCCTTGATCGTCTAGCGTCTTTACTGGGCGCTCATATGGATCTCTGGGCAGCAAAACAACGAGCAAAGGTTAGAAAATGAAAATACAGGACAGATTTGGAAAGTCATTTCAACGACAGACTCACGCGGATATTGATTTCGCCGGGCATACCTTGAAAGTCTATCTTCCGACTCGGAAAGAAATGTTAGGACTTGAGGACAAGATCAAGAACCCACCGGATGCTTTAATAGCTGAAGAATACGAGAAGCTACACGCCACATTTCAAAAGCTCTACAAAATTAATCAAAACGTCAATGCTGAGTTTAAGGACGATGACATTGTTGTAGAGGGAAGAAGTTTAAGAGAGGCGGCAAAGTTTAAGGCTCAGGATTTGATGCGCGAAATCGCCTATGTAAATCTGGTCGGATTTGAAGAGGGCTACGAAATGCTTGCGCTATCTTACGAGCAAATCTCCGAGACGTTTTCAGAGGCGCAGATTAAGCACTTAGTCAGTTTGATTGAGAAAGCAGTCAATCCTGATTACGAGGCCATCCAAAAAAACTAAAGGGGTCGCTATATCGTCAGGTTAGGGCTACGGCGATCTTTAACGGCCAAAGTCCTGAAGTGTTCGATAGCCTTGATGTGGCGACCGTCCGAGAGTTAGAATTGATGTACCGCGACGGCATGATCGGGGCGAGACATAACTTAATATTGATCTCGCACTTAATGGCAATTGTTTACAAGGCATTGTCTAAGAACCCGATGAAAAGCCGCGAGTTCTTCCCGCATCTGGAGGAGTATTTTATTCCTCCCAATTACATGACAAAACAAGAGCGTGATTTTTTGGCGTTCACTTCGCTACCCGGATTCAAAGCGGAGTTTCTTGAAATACTAGGGGGAAATCGTGGCGGGTAAACTCATTGCAGCCCTACAAGTAGCTCTCGGTCTAGAGAGTGCAAAGTTTGTTCAAGAAGTCGACAGGGCGAGACAAAAAACCCGCGAGCTAAAAGTATCCGTAGATGTTTTAGGTACGGCTATAGGCGCACTACGCAGCCCGATGTTATTAGCCGCGGGCGCTGCCACAGCTTTTGCTACATCCTTTTTCAAAGCAGCAGATGCGGTTAATGACTTTGCTGAGGGCTCCGGTCTAGCGATTGAGGAAGTCCTAGCCCTGCAAAGCGCGATGGTGCAGTCAGGGAAGGAAGCAGACAATGCCGCACAGATGTGGGATCGGTTCTCTACGACTTTAGGTGGGGCCGCTGACGGGCAAAAGGAACAAGCCGATCTGTTTAAGGAACTCGGTGTAAGTATTGCCGATGCTGGCGGGATGCTGCGTCCTGAGATCGAGATCTTTAGAGACTTAACCTCGGTGCTTTCCCAAATGGGTCCGGGCGCAGAGCGGGCGAGACTTCAGGTTCAGTTGTTTGGTAAACAGTTTGCCAACATAGATATATCTAAGATCGACCAGCTCTCAAGAAACACCGACAAGTTCACCGGCGAAGCTAAAAAGGGTGTTTTAGCTATTGGTGAAATCGGTGACGCAATCGACCAGTTAACCGAGAAGGCAAAGATCGGCTTTCTTACGATGATGGGCAAAGCTAGAGACGCGTGGACGGGCATCAAGAAGTTCTTAGGATTTGGCGAAGAAGAAGCTCCTGCTCCGGTTGTGAATGTTGCAAAGGGCGGCATACAGTCAGGAACGAGAGTTAAGCCTGTAAAGGACACAAGCGCAGACTCAGCGGCGAAAGCACTTAAGTCTTATTTAGAAGGCTTAGACGCTCAGATTCTCAAACTCAGAGAAGGCGAGGAAGCCGCACTTAGGTTTGAGGCTGCAAAACAAGGTGGCCCTGCTGGCTTAGAAAAGATGGAGCAAATCATCAAGCTCCGCAGAGAAGAAGCTGAGATGCAGGAGCAACTACAAAGGAATGCAAAGGAAGCCGCGCAAGAAATAGCGGCAGCCGAAGATCTGCGAAAGATGCGGCAGGACCAGATCATTAAGGATTACGAGAAACAGATTGAGATAGAGAAAGAAGCTCAACAGGTCATGCTTGACACAATGTGGCAGGCCGAGGTCACTGCCAACAAAG